GCGCGGACTGCTGCTCTTTGGTTTGAGCCTGCATGGCTTGCTGTCGTTGGTTTTCAAGTTGTTGGAACTGGCCCGAAAACTGCTCATATGCTTCTTTCTGTTGCATATAGCCGATGGGGTCGGTTTCCATCATGGAAGGGTCTGGCTTTTGAGGCATGTTCGCCTTAAGAGCCGAGGCCATCCACTCGCGTTCTTGTGCTGCTTGCTGTTCTAGCTGCTTGACCTGATTGACCTGCGCTTCATAGCTCCGGCGCTCGTCTGCCAGTTCCATGGTTTTGCGCCGATAATCAGCATCCCGAAGATTGCCTTGGCGAAGTTCCTTGACGGTTGTTGTGGTTCCGTCATCCAGTTTGACAACTGCGTTTTCATCCACAAAAGCAAGGTCGGCCTCTTCGCCGGTATCTTCATCTTCTGTATCTTCGTCGCTGTCATCGTCTGGCTGATCTTCGTCAATCTCTGCCGTGTCTTCGTTCTCATCCTCGACATTCTCATCATCAGGTTTTTCCGTGGCCTCTTCGGCTGGAAAATCCTCATTCTGAAACATGGAACCCAACGCCTCCGCGTCTTCGTCCGATATGCCGTCCGATAAATCCTCGATCCCTTGCGGGTTGTCGGAATCAATCATTTTAGTGTCCTTCTAGGGGCCATGCGCGCATCACTGCGGGCGGTTTATGCAGGTTGGCTACGGATAGCTCTGCACATCGCGGGTGAGGTCTTCTGCATCCACCAGGAATGCTTTCAACGTTTCCCGCAATTCATCAATTACAGAAATTTCAGCCTGTAATCGGATTATCTTGTTTGTGTCTGCCGGGTCTGCTTTGGCGAGGTTTTCCAAAACGCTGCGCCTGTGTGCCGGGATTATTTCAGCCATCAAACCTTCATTGAGCAAGTTCAACGCCTGCTGGCCTTTGGCTATGCGTTCCTCTTTGTCGCTCATCCGGGCTCACCGCCAATTCTAACAGGTTGCGAGCCGTTTGTTCCCGCCGCCATGCCCATCATCATTTGCTCGCGTTTCAATTCCAATTCAGCGACTAGCTGGCGTTCTTTCAGCGCCATTTCAGAATTGAATTCACGTTCACGCATTTGCATTTCAACGGTAAATTGCTGCTCTTTCATCTGGAATTCAGCTTGCATTTTTTGCACATCAAGCTGGTTCTGCTGTTGCGCCGCTTGTTGCTTCATTTGCGCGTCAAGCTTGGCCAATTCCATTTTCATTTTCATTTCAGCCTGCGCTTTTTGCGCTGCCGGGTCGCCGCCTTCTTTTTGCTTTTGAAGTTGCTCATTCATCGATTGCAGCAATTCCTGAGAAACCTCAGGGAAATATTCATCCGGGCTTTTCAAACCAGCGCTTTCGGCCTGCTTGATCAACGTCCGTTGGATTTTGGGCAGCATCCCTAATGCCTGTTCCGAAAACCCGCTTTCGGCCAGTCTGTCGGTAATCATGATCTGCTTGCCTAAAACATCACCAAGGATTGCAACATCACGGTCCCGCGACCCGGTGCCAAGCCCGGTGTCAATCGTCACGTCCATTGATGAATTCCAGTGGCGGGGGTCCATCTCGACCCATTCCTCACGCAAACGGATAATGTCCGGCTTTTGCTGGTGCTTTACGTAAATCCGCAGCATCATTTTAAACAGACGCTTAAAGCCCATTTCAGCCATATTGCGGGCGATCAGCTCGACCTTTGAATAGCTGCTGTCTTTCTGCGCGTTGACGGCTGTTGCAGTTTGGTTTTGCAAGGCTTCTGGATCAAGGGCCATGGTGGAGCGCGAAACGCCTGTGCGGCGCTCTGTGACCTGATCGAAGTATTCAAGCGCCATGAATGATTTGTCAGCGGTAAACGGCACCACATGATTAATGATAGGCGTCGCGCCCTTTTTCAACTGAATAACGCCACCGAATTGCGGGTTGGTAAGCTGATCGGGGTTGATCACACTGCCCGCCTCAATTTCGCGCTGCGGGTTATTGTGCGCGTAGACATTATCTAGGCTCTGGCGCATCAAAACAGTTTTGATCTGCTGCACGTCCATTGTGTCATCTGCAATGGACTGGCCTTCCCACCGATGCGGAACGCGGGATGCAACCAAATCAGTAAATGGCAGATCATCATCCCACACATCCCAATCCAGCAACTTGCCGTTTTCACCGGATCCGCCGAGATAAGCACGCACGCGCTCGGCAATGCCGTCGCCATCAACATCAGCCAGCAAATAGCATTCAAACACTTCGACTGTCTGCATGGACCGATCGGTTGTGTCACCATCGGCAACCACAATATCTGTCTTGCGAGCGTCGTCAATTTCACTGTCAGTTGTGCCTGAGCTATAGGCCGGGATATCATCGACAATCGTCTTGTCAAAGCCCATTTTGACCAGATCGGAGCGGGTCATTTCCTTGCGCTCACCGCAAAAGCGAGTTTCCTTTTCATCGATATATTCTGACGTGTCATCAATCAGGAAATTTTCAGGCGGCACAACATCCAGGCGCATGGCCCCGTCAATCATTGTGCGTTCAATCTTTACGTCAAAGGTGCCGTCCTCATTCTCAGTGGCCGTCTTGACCTCAACGCCATCTTCGCTGACCAGGATTGTCAGCTGCTCTTCGTTCAAGCTGGTGTGTGTGGAATACTCGCACTCTTTGCTTTCATCCCACCAGTGCTTAATTATGCCGTTTTGCAGCAATAGCGCATCGTGGCAGGCATCCCAGACAACCCGATAGCCGCTGTGAGACTTCCAGAATTTATAATTGATGTATTCTGTGGCCTGCGCTGCCGCCGCTTCATCGCCCTTTTTGACAGGCTCATACAAGCCCATATTCTCACTGGCCGTGAATACGCGCATCAGACTTGGGAGAATCCAGCCAATTATGTCTGAAACATCCTTTGACACAGCCTTGGACCGGTTTGGTGGCGGTGGCGTGTCGGTCATTTCGCCGTTGTAATAGCCGAGCGCCCGTTCACGCTTTTCCTTGAGTTCTGTACTGTCATATGTCTGCGCAGCCGATATTTCACGGGCGAGAAGCGACTTGACTTCCTGCTCCGTCATTTTTTTTGCTTGCGCCATTAAACTACCCAGTTCTGTGTAGGCTGTATGATTTCAATTGATGTGGTGGGTACTTCGTAAACAACAGCGCCAAGCCCGAAAGCGTCTGCGGCATGGCTGGACCAATCGTGATTGGGTCCAAGCCCAATATCCCGGTCATCATCGCTTTTCTTTTCGTGATACCAACCGAGCGCCGTTAAGCCCGCTTCTACCTTGCGTTCGTTAAACCACATTGAGGGGAATAAACGCCTGCCCTCTTCAACTCGTGCAGCAGCAGCGCCCTTGCCCTGATTGGGCACAATCTCAACATCAAACTCTGCGTCGAGAAGCGCGCTTTGATAGCTCACGTCGTAAACTTTGTCATTCGTCGCGCCGTCATGCGGCAAATAGCAAATGGCGTTTTCATAACCATGCTTGCGGAGCCATGCGACATGAGTTGCGAGTGGTTGTCCTTGAGCTTCGTAATAATCAATCCACCTGATTTCACGTCCAACCCATTGAGCTATCCAGATTGAGCAAGCATCAGACTTCGCGCCAGTGCCGCCAATATCCCACATAGCCCGATAGGCCATAAGTGGATCCGCTGATAAGCTTGTTATGCGCCCATCAGATCGCGCTGTGTTGATCGACTTGGCATAATACGCACCCTCAATAATCTTGACAAAATCACCCTCCCAAATATGGGGGTAGGTGTCCGGCCTTTTTTCTTTGTCGCGCAAGCGTTGCCGCTCAAGAATGGCAGGGAAATATGGATTGTCCCGCCAGTTCATTTCCACGACTTTCATTCGCGGGTCTGTGTCTTCTCTAAACCGCTTATGTGTCGCGCTTTTCTTGCTTTTTGGATTCCAGGTTACCCATAATTCGCTGACTTCATCTCGAAGCGTTGGGATTAGGGTTTGCCATGCAATTTCAGTAACGGCTTCCGCTTCATCCACCCAACAAAGCAGAATGCGCGATTTTGATTTCACGCTATCAATGCTTCGATCAAGACCGGCAAATTTGTAGGATATACGCCCGCATTTGGTGCGCACGTATTTCTCGCCAATTTCAAAATGAGCAAGCAGCCAGTCTTCCGACTTAATCGCAGCCTTGATTTCATCTAACGAACTTTCGTCCAAAGAATTCATAAACTGGCGACCGCAAAGGATAATTCCTTCCTTGCCCGCCTTGCTCCACATGTAAGCCCGAACAGCGGTCATCTTGGCAAATGTACGTGTCTTTGCTGACCCTCGCCCGCCGTGTGATCCCCTTACGTCAGCCTCACCCTGGAATACAGGGATCAGCTTCGGAGGCATCTCAATTTTAACTGTCGCCATCTGACGCCGGAGCTACCAATTCAATGCGAGTGATAACCTGCAACGGGTTGTCCGCATCGCCGCTGAGTTCAGTAACAGATACCTCTTTCCAGCCAGCCCGCGTTTTCATCCAAAATATTGCCGCCGTGACAGATGACGCACCGTCACCAAGCGCTTTCTTATAGAGCGATTGAGCAACAGCCGCGTTTGCCTTAACAGCGCCATTGTCCAACTCATCGCGGTAATATTTGCGAAGCGTCACCTCACCTATTCCGATTGATCTTGCAATCTGTGGCCCGGTGACACCAAATCCCGCCATGCTTTCGACCTGCTTGCGCAGTGCTGGCGTTGGTTCATACGATGGCCTTCCGCCCTTGCTCTTTGGTTTGGCCATTATGCGGCCTCCTGAAGCCTTTGTGCGGATATCTCTGTGAATGTCTCACCGGTGGATTCAAGCGTGGCTTGCTGGCCTGTGAAATTTTGCCAGCGTGTAACCGATATATCTGCGTATTCTGGTGCAAGCTCCATTGCAGCGCAGTGCATCCCCATTCCTTCGCAAGCAATGATCGAAGTTCCGGAACCCGAAAATGGCTCG